ACTGTTACGAATTGATTATTTTGTTCTGGGTTTATTGGTTGGCGCATAAAAAACACAAACCCTTTTTCAAATAACGTACTATAATCACCGGTAGGCGTATTGACATTCGGACTGATCACTAGTGTATCATATCGTCTAAGTGTTACTGACCCAATGCTTTCGTCAGCTATTAAACCAATTACATCTAGTGTTGTGGTGTTTGTAACACCATCATATACGGGTGCCGTACTTACTTGGTACGCGCCATTGTTGCTTAATGTTGATGTTATGTTGAAAAAATTACCATTAACGATATCGGTTGTTGCATCGCCCGTAATAACTACATTACTTGCTCCGGTATTAATCGACACAATAGAATATGTTTGTAATGCACTAGTATCGTCAATCTCACGAATTTCGGTTATTGGAAATAATTCACCGTATTGTGTTATTATTTGTCCCCAAAATGATGCCAAGCTTGTTGCTACCGCGCAGCGACTACGAACGGTAATATATTGTGGTTGACTGTTTACCGAATCAACCCAATAATAGTCACGATAGTTAATTAGCTTATTGATATCAATTGGTGGCACCCAATTAAAGGTTTCACTTGCACCCCACGTTGCAAAATCGTCAATGTTTACGCCAAGACGGCTCACTTCATTTTGAATATCCTTCCACGATGCCATGTGCTCAACCGTACCAATTTTGTCATATAATATTGGTTGAAGTTGAAAAGCTTGACGATGAATATCATTTTCCTTAATTCGTCTAGGGGTAAGTGCATTTTGATTACCAACACCAATATAACCAGACACGCGAACGGTCTCTTTTTTCGTTAAAAAACGATTAAAAAGGTTATTAACTACACTTATATTAACATCAGATTGATATGGCTCCGGTAATAATTCCAGTAAATCCATAAATTTTATAGTATAATCTGTTTTATTATCTTGTGGCACAGTAAGTTGCTCTCCAATTATTTAACTATTTATGGTCACTACCATATTGAAAATTTCAACGTTTTTGAATTATTGTCTTATATTTTCGGCGGTGAACGACTGTATAACTTCAACATCAGTTGTATTAACATCGGCTATAAATATTTCATCTTCGCGTGCTTGTACTTGAAATAAATCACCAAATTGATTTGTCGTGAATGTTGGCACTAATACGACCGATCTAATCTCTGCTCCTAATTCAACATGTATGGCAGCCAGTAATTCAGTTAAGTAAAATGTGCTTCCAAAATCCCAATCCGTTATATTGAAAAACCGCTTAATAATATCTACTATTCTGACTTTGATTTCATTATCCGTTAATGATGTATTATCCGGACGTAGAACCTTAAATACCCCACGAAGTTCAGGTATTGCCCGATCACCGAATAATATTTTAAATGTACCCGGATGCAAAATAACGGTATCAGAAATCATTGCGTTTTGCAATAAACCAGCATATGATGTTCGTAAGTCAAGTGGCGTTGGCAGGGATGGCATAATAGTAGTGCTATTATTTAGAAATCGCGTAAGTTCTTGATAATATGATGATGTTATTATAAATATATCAATTATGTTACTGGCGGCGGGGTCTACTAGGTGAAATCTAGGTGTTGTATAGAACCATGCGAAGTTTAGCGGAAACCGTCCTTCTTCACGTTTATATAACACTTCCGAGACATCAGCAAACCATAATGCACGATTGGTACTATTATCCACAATCGGTATCCATTGATCTGTAATGGTGGTCCGATTAAAATAAACAAATCGTTTCGTTGTTATTTCGAGAATATCGCCTAATGCAAGTGGTGATGTAATGACTATTGAACGAAATTCGTTTGTTCCGGGAACAAGTGTGTCAGGCACCCACGTAGTAATGGCGATATTGTTAACCTTAACCGAAACACTTTCTAAATGTGTATTTTCCATAAAATACATTGCATTTGGAGTAGGAAGTTGTGTGCCAGGTGCCGGATTGAATAGCATTTGAAAGTCGAAACCTATCCCCGAACCGGCAAAGAATATAGTGGTGGTATATATTGCGTTTAATAAATCAGTTTGTTCTACATCATTCGGAATACCATCATCATCCGTGTCGGTTGGTAAAACTGATAGCCGATTATCATCCGGTAATCCAGCATTTGGTAGATTTTGTTCTACAAGTTCTTGACCTAACACATTATATATTTTATTTGAACCCAGTAATCCATTTTCACTGCCATTCGCATTTGCATTAAGTAATACAATATTATCATCATTTGAATTTAGTGTATCAAAGTTGACGATTCGTGTAGTTGTATTTGTATTTCTAAATCTAGTAGTTTGACTTTGCGCATTCATTCTACTGGTGGCCCACCGTATAGACCATCCTGATAAATTACTCGCGGTGAAAATCGCTTCTATTCTTATCAAGAATGCTGAATCGGTTTGTGTTATGCTTGAACCCACCGTCCATTCATCACCAGTCGCGGAAAAATATAAATCTACTTGTGGATTGGAAGATGTTGCAGCAAAATCTAAAGCGGTTTGAATTGCAATCACTTCAGCAGGCGTGAATGTACAATGTTCCACCAATTGCGCTGACGCGATTTGGAATAAGCCAATCATTATGTTGTACAGGTCTGAACTACATAGTAATGGTTCTATTAGGTTTGAAATAACTTCAGATGATGTAAGCGCTGCATTAGTGGTAATAAGCCCACCATTCACCACATCATTATTTAGCCAATACAGTGCCATATCCTCCCCGAATATTTTAACATCTTCGTAATATTCTTTTGGATCATGCCACGCTATATATTTTGAGTCACCCGAAAATGTTCGGTTCACCGCACGTAATTTTAATATAGATGGGTCTTGCAGCATAAATGAATTATAGTCCCTACCATTTACCATTCTATCTTGGGTGTAGTAAACGGAAGGCGCAACACGTCTAACATGTTCAATATCTTCAGATACCGATGCATTCTGTAATGAATTGATTAATGCAAATGTAAAGGTAAACGTTTGTGTTGTGTTGCTAATATCCAAATATGTAAAGCTTGCGGTAAGCTCATTCGTCGATGTTTGTGGGATTGCACTATTACTATTTGCAGAAATCCTATACCATATATCAAACGCGCCGTTTGGTATATCCGAAAATTCACCATCCCCGAAAATTAATCTAATTTGATCGTTGTCTAATGTTTCAATTTCAAACTGCTGGCGATTATTGTCATTATTAAAGAAGATATTTTGTGCATTCGACACATTAACGGTTGCCCATTCACCAAATCGACCCGTATTGCTATCAAGGTGTGGTAATTGTTCCGCAAAAGGATTTACATTAAGTATTTCACGGGTATTAGCATCAACATTGTTTAACCACACGTCAGTTTCGTTAATATTATTCGTAGCTACGTCAAATGTTTGGTTTGTTGTGAGGCCATCGAAGTTAGCTTCGCGTACCTGCAACGTTCCTTGCTTGGTATACAGGAAAAATCCGGTCGTATCGGAACCATCACCAAGTCCATCCGCGCCATATAACAATGAGAATTTCCCATTTCGTTCAGGTCGCTTTTCTATTGGGGAAGCGGCGGTAAGTGATACAGGTACCAATTCAAGTGGAAATGTGGTACCAGCGCCTGCAACTGAATATTTAAACGTGGTTAGTCCATTTCCTGATAAAGGCTGGTTATTCCATGTGTATAATTCAAATAATACATCTTCTATTTGCACCCGCTCATTGGGCGCAACCGTACCGAATGGTTGTTCCAATACCCGATTCATTACGGTAAGAAACTGTTCTTTCCAGTCGGGATTGTTTAAGTCATTCCATATTAAATTTGTATTCGCTAAATTTCTACCTTGTGCGTCAAGAATCTGTTCAGTTGTTTGTATTGATGCTATTTTCACCAACCCGCGCGCTGGAACATTACGTGAAGCACTATATGATATCAATTTAGCTAATCGTAATATTGATTCTTTGCGTTCAGCGGTGGTAATGAAGTTTTCATGTGCGTTTAAATCCAACCGATATGCCAATAATTCACCCACATACGCAAATAGTTCAAGAATTGCAATAAATTCGGATGATTCGATATATGAATTAAAGTCTTCCGGAAAATATAGTTTCATATAGTCCAGTAAACTTTCTTTAATTGTATTATAATCAAACGCATTAAAATTTACACGTGTGAACACCTCATGTGCGCGTGTCCATGCTTCAGCTCTTGAAATTTCATTAACCATTATATTTTCTCATGTTGTATGTTTTATATTAATTTTCAAAGTCTATGTTTAGGTCGAAATCGTCAACGGTATCCAATTCGATATATCGCAATCTTGCACTTGCCACTATTGAATTGTTATCGAAGTCAGGAATAACCCGCAAAGAAATCACTTCAACTCTCGGATCGTAGTCAAAAATATTTAATAATTCGGTATACACGTCATCCACTACCATTTCGTCCAATGGTTCAAACGCAATTGTTGGTATATTGCTACCAAAATTTGGCATCATGACCCGTGAACCTTTGGTGGTAAATATATGTGCCAGTAATTCCGTTTGAACCAGTTCAATGTCGCGCAATGCGAAGGTTTTATCGCTTTGAAAGTTAAACGATGAATACCCTCGGTAAAGATTAGTTCTATGTGCCATGTTAAATATCCATTAATTTCTTCTATTTATCATCGGTATCATAACAAAAAAACGATGAATATTGACTAACACTGGTCTAGAAATTGACTTTAGTAGGCATATTATGGTAGTGTTGTTATGGCTAGTGAATAATAGCCATCGGTGCATTGAGAATATTCAATGTTTTTTTGTTATATTATGAGGAAAATGTTATGGGAAGCGAATATACGGTGCGTGATACCGTTAAATTTTTGACATGGGCGTTTACGAAAGCCACAATGCGGGCGGTATCCGTGCTTGGCAATCGTGCAGTCCGACCATCCCGCCCTGCTACAACCCAGGAAAGCTGGAAGCTGTATGATTATCAAGTTGAATTTAGTTATATTCTTGATGAAATTACTCGGGGTTCCAAATATATTTCTACTAAAAATGTTCATTTAGCAAATGAATTAATTGGGGAAATAAACAATTTGGTTAAGTAGTGTAGTGTAATACGTTTGCATTTGGTATTTTCGTAATGATTATGCCAAATGCAGCTATTATTTTAGTTTGTTAACCATATGGGGTATAGCACGATGTCAATAACATTAACGGAATCAGCAGCAGCACATATTCAGAATTTTCTTGAAACACGTGGTACTGGCATTGGCCTGCGCTTGGGTGTAAAAACTAGTGGTTGCACCGGTATGGCTTATGTTATTGAATTTGCGGATGAAATACGCAGTGATGATGAAGTATTTGACGTTAAAGGTGTGCGCGTTCTAGTGGATGCCAAAAGCTTGGTTTATCTGGATGGCACCGCACTAGATTATTGTAAAGAAGGCTTGAATGAGGGGTTTGCCTTCAGTAATCCTAATGTAACGGATAGCTGTGGGTGTGGTGAAAGCTTCACCGTTTAATGAAAATGTAGTTCGGATAAATATGTATTATGCGCGTACAACCATTATTACAAATAAACGAAATTAGCAACATTCGTCGAATCAAAAGCAATTGTTCCCAGTTTTTATTGGAAGCAAATGGTATGCCCTTGTTCAAATATTTACCTAATACCCACGATGATTTTCAAAAAATCAAGGTTCGTAAGCACAATAAGACGACGAAATTTGGTAATGTTTTTAATTCTGTATTTAAGGAACAACTGTATAACTTGAGAGAACGGGCGGTATTTGCCATTGGCGGAATGGAAGCCATTTATGAAAATGAAAATGAGTTGTTTTATGTGTTTCCACCCAATGGTTTTCGATTTATGTACAGCAAGGCGGTTAATGATTCAACCAACTGTTACGAACCAATATTTGAATCAATATTCAATAAGCTTGGCGAAACAAGCGGAACGATGATATTTGAAGATTTACTGCGGTTTAATTATTCATCCGAAATATTATCTGAAGGAATATCCAGCGGTGCCGAAATAATATTATATGGAATACCATACTACTATGCACTCCGCGCCTCCACGATTAATAGCTATGCACACTTGACAAACAACACATAGAATTGATATTATATGTTTATAATAATAAATAGGAGAACATCATGACAGAAAAAGTCTTAGCAATAAAAACAATCAGCGGTGAAGAAGTAATTGCAACACTTGTAGAAGATAATAATACCCACTATATGCTTGAAAAGGCTAGGGTATTGGTTATGCAGCAGGCACCAGATGGTTCCGTATCATTG